AATTGATTTACGAATGATATCACTCGTTGTAATTGGTCCATGGAAACTAACCTTCATCACAAAGTCTAATGTATATATAATTGTTCTTCTACTTGCTAAATCACCATCAAAATCATCACTAAAACTTAAACCCTGTATGATAATTGGTATGTCTTCTTTTAAATTTGGATATAAATCTGGAAAAGGTTTTATTGTTAGTGCATATTGTGGATTAAAATAAGGTAGTATTTGTTCTATAATCTGTAAAGCATCATCTTGTGCCTTTGCATACACATTTAACTGAAAGTTTATATCGTATGGTACTGGTGTAAAATATTTTCTTCTGTTTTCCTTTGCAGTACCTAGACTTTGAAATGTATTAATCTTACCTAACTGTCTTGTCAAGTCATAGTTAAAACTTGTAATCTCAAATGACATACGAGGTAGTTTGATTGCAACTTGTGAGTTTGCAGACAAGTCTGCCTGTTCTCTAATTCTTTCAAGATATTTTTGTTTTGGTGCATATGATAACGGCACTTTGACTTGACTTATTACTTGACTTGATGAGTTTTTTCTGATAACATAAATGTTATTGAACATACGACCAAATATCGCAACCGACTTTTTAATCTTCTCGTGATAAAAATGAGTACCAAACATTATTGACCCTCCACATCACCAAAAGGATTACCTTCACTAAAGTCTAAGAAGTCTACTGAACCAGTACTGAATTCATCATTTTGTTCATTTGAAGATATTGCGTTTTCTTCTGTTACAACACTAACTGTAAAGTCAGAGTCTTGTCGGTATGCACCAGTAATTGTTGCAGTATATGTAGGTAAGAATGTATGATATGCACCATCATTTGCACCAACATGTATGACGTGAAGTTTACTATCTGAATCTGACCATTTCTCTACTTCACCAGTCATTGTCAGATTAGTTGCAGAGTCTAATAGCATACTAACTGTGTTACCAGGAACTATAGTATCACTTGTTCTATCAAGTGTCAAGATATAAGTGTATGCAAAATCTTTTTCTACTTGGTCTATCTTTTCAATACCAGTATCCAAATCTTCATCATTATATTCAAATAAGTTACAACGAAGTTTAAATACAGGTAAGTTTTGTAATTGATAGAACGGTTGTTCGTGTTCAACCATTGTAATTTGAAATATTTTATTAGTCATAGGAAGATAAATTAAGTCGCCTTCAAGAGGTCGAACTGATGTTACTTCATTATCCCACTTTCTAACTGTTTGTTGCCATCTTCTTCTCGACACAACAAACGTTGCTTCATCACGAATCTCTACACCAAATCGTGTAAACAAGTCGCCTTCACCATCGAAACCTTCTGTGTTTTCAATGTACATTTCTATAACATGTGCGGAATTAAAACGTGACGGAACGTCATCGCCAAGAATTTTATCTTCGTTGACCAAATCTCTTGGAAGATAATAGACATCTTGACCATAAATCTTCAATGATTCTATGACTATATCTTCATATAAATTCTGTTCAGACCTCACGGCGTCTGTGAAGTACATATTTCGTGCCATATTAACCTACAAAAAAGTCTATCGGCGTTTCATGGTCAAGTCGTAATCGTTCTCTTAATCTCTCTAAATCTTGTGTCGCATCATCAAATAGTTGTCTACCATTCATAGTAACACCGCCAGGTAACTGCATACCTTCAAATTTAATAAGATTCGCACCCCATTGTTGTTTAATCAATGCAGTCGTAAACTCTTTTAACCACATATCATTATATACTTTAGTAAATGATTCTGGGTCAATAATCTTATATGCTTCGTATACAATATAATCACCTGCTTTTAAATCACCATCTGCAAACTCACCAAAGATATAAAGTCTGTCCTGTTTTCTTGAGTATTCTATCTGAGGTGTACCATTTAGTTTCATATCTAACAATGATAGATATTGTTGCATTTGTTCATAGTATGCTAAATCGCCAACATAGTTATGCATATCTGCAATATCATTTAACATCATTTGATACTTAATATCAAAGAAATTGATACTAGAACCAAATGTTGCATCAATGGCGAACATGCGTGATATGAATAAAACACTTGAATCAACAGTTACATACTGATTAGTAACATCATCTGCAGTTATTTGATAACTGACATATGTTCTAACAGTTGCCTCTGAATGGTATTCTTGAAAAACTTGTAGTGCTTCGTCTAGTCTATCTTCTAGTTGGTCTTCATCAACATTGATTTCTATGACTGGGTCACCTAATCTTCTCTTGCAATAGTCAAGTAAAGTTTCTCTAGAAGTTGGATTTGCCATGAAATGTCTCCGTTTATTACTTTACTATTTATAAGATTAAGTAACGGTAATACCTAAATAATATGTACTATAAGTTGTTGCCGTTCCAGCAGGGTGAGTTTGGGCACGATAATCATTAGCATTAAAAAATTGAGTATTAGTAGTAGTACTACCCAGTCTTGTATCAGTTATTGATACACCTCTTTGAGCATTACCAGAACCATATTGATAAGTTATTCTTCCACCAACTCCATGTGAAGCAGTCCATCTGACCATTTGTTCTAATATAGTTGAAAATCCTGCACTATCATCTGTGTAGATATCTCCAGTTGAATCGTAAACAAGTGCAGGAAGGTCAAAGTTTTTTTGATTGGTTGAATCAAATGTTTTTTCAAAAAGATAATAATTTTGAGCATCTGTCGGTTGGTCTTGGGTTTGACCAACACCAGATGTTAATCCATCATTTCTTGTATCAGTAAATATTGGACTTGCATTAACAAGTGTACTTCCTGAATATGTTGTTGCAGTTTGAACGTGATAAATTCCACCAAAACTATCTTCTGTTGTATCAGTAGTTCTATATGTGCGTAATGCAGGAACACAAAATGTATCAATAAAATCAGAATCAGTCATTGCCACAAGGTCGTTACTTCCATCACGATACATAGGAAATTTAATATTATTACTATCAACTGATAAAGAAAGTGCAGTTCTATTTTGGTTTATTCTAGCATTACCAACTGTAAGTGGATTTACACTATTATAAGAAGTTACGGCCTGACTTGTTGGATAACTGGCGGCATTAACTTGTGTTGCACCAGATTGATTTCTCGTGTCATTAATAGTTCCAAGATTACCACCACTTGCAGTATAACTAAGTGTAACAGATGGGTCTAAAGAATAAAGATATTTTGCGTAGTTGTAAATATTCTCTAATTGAGTAGGCGTCATGTCTACTATGTCTGTACCATCAAAGTAGACTGGTGTTCTAGTTGCCATAATGTATACCTCTAATTATCAGAACCAATTATTGTTTTCAATGTACTCCCTGCAGAGTTTTTAATATTTAGTGTAGCGGCAGATGCAAAGTTTCCAGAATACAATCCTGTCAAATAATATCCAGAACCACTAAAGAATGGTGCAACAGCAATACCAGCGGCACTATCTTCTTGAGAAACTAAAAGTCCTGATGTTGGTAGTTTAACACTTGTTGTACCTGTTGTAGTAAATGTAGACGCATGTCCACCAGTTAATGTTAAGTTTCCTGCCAAACTGATTGTTCTATCTGCATTTTGCACATCAAGTGTAAGTGTTCTATCTGCAGTTAGTGTATCACCACTTGTTGATGCAATTCTTGTTTCAAAAGAAGTTGCAACTGTATCTCTTAAACCAAATGTACTAATATCAGTTATAGACCCAGGACCAGTTATAGTAGGACCTGTAATCGTTGGTGATGTTAGTGTTTTGTTCGTGAGAGTTTCAGTTCCAGCAAGTGTAGTAAAAGTACCATCAGTCAACGAGTTGTTAAACTGACCAGTAGTACCTTGTAAAGTATTTGTATTTAAGTTTATCGTTTTATTTGATAGAGTTTGTGCTAAACTTAAATAAGCAATAACGGCAGAGTCTGCTCTTATTTCTTGATTTGTTGCGTGTCCTATTCCACCTATAACTTCTATTCCTCCTCCAGCGATGCCTCTTATAGTTTTTATATAATCGCCTTGAGTACTAGAGTCTAGTTTTATGTTTTCAGACTGAACAATTGCACGAACTGTTGCCGAGTCTGCTTGGTCAGAGAATGATGTTCCTAGAAAGGTACTTAGTTTTACTACCATCTATTTTTCTTTCTTTATGCTTGTGCTTCCATCCATCTCAAAATAATCGCAATACGTCCTGCACCGTCAGTTGCTCTCGCATTTAATGTTAAAATGTCTGAACCGTCAGGGAATTTATAGTCACCTCCTAAAGGAGCACCTGTTAATTCTTTAAGTCTTGATAAATCTAGTGTATCTGATGCAGAACCAGAGTTGGCACATGGAAACGCAGAACTGAATATTGTTTCGCCTGGTTGAGCAGGGAAATCATTTCTTACTGACGGAGAACTTGAATCTGATGTAAAAAATATGTCTCCACGAACTGCCGCTTGAGCAAAACTTGGAAGACCACCCTCTGCTTCACCAGTTAATGATTCCCATGTTGCACTATCAAAGTTTTTAGGATTTAATATACCTTCAACCACTAGTGCTGTATTTGTTGTACCGTTTGCACCCACAACAGATAATCCAGCAAGTAATAACTGAGACCTATTCAATAAGTTCTTTGCACCAAGTCTTCCTACTGCACCATTATCAACAGATGGAGCAAGTCGAAGTGCAAAGTAAGTTTGTTCTGTTTCAAAAACGTTTCTAGCACCTGTAGGGTTGATTTGATAGTTGAACATATATCCTCTATCTTCAGTAAATCCACCATCCATCATCAGAGCAGAACCCCAATGGGTTAGTGTTGGTGAACATGTATTGGATATTTCAACAATACCAGTATTTGAACTGTGTGATGCAACAGGTCCTGCAGATAAGGTATTTGTTGCACCTTGTTGATACTGACTAAATGTTGCACCTCTTGTACACCCAGTAAAGTTACCTGGCCCATCAGTTGCAGAACGACCTGTATATGAAATAATCTCGTTATCAATTAATAGTGTACCAGTATCTGTAAACTCTTGTAAGTCTGCAACAGCAATATCTGAATCTGCACTATCAATTGTAGCAGTTAAATGTGTCAATGGTGCATCATTTTCAATTGAGTATCGTACAGGTAAGTTACCAGACCTCATATATGCTTCATCATTTACGTTATTATTTTTCATTCTATGGACATAATTCCATTTACCATCAGAACCACGAATCATAAAGTGAATAAAACCAGCACCATACCATGAATATTCAATACCAATCATCTGCATTTTGTTGAAATCGAAATTGTAACCAGATGGACCAGTACCATCAACTTTATCTAAATTCCATTTAGATTGTGGTACTCTTTTTTCTTTAATTTTTTGGGCACGAACACCAGATGCTGTAATACCACGATAGTCAGGTGTAACAAATATTGATGTATTACTAACAACCTGTGTTACAAAATGAATTTGTCCTCTAATAACAATTCTTTGACCTGCTTTT